GGACTAAACAGCAAAGTGAGGGTAATATAGATGAAAATGACTCACAGCCCAATGGAAAAGAAACGTGATTTAGAAAATCAAATACAACATCGATCCGAATCAGTTGAGTTTGAAGTTAAAGAGGATAAAAGAACTTTAAGTTTTCCGTTTAGTTCTGAAGAGCCTGTCAACCGTGGCGTTTTAGGAAATGAAATCTTAGACCACGGAAAAGACTCTATCAACTTTGAAAGGTTAAATTCTCAGGCTCCTTTATTACTGAATCATCAGCCAGATAAAATTATTGGAGTGGTTCAAAGAGGTTGGCTTGACTCGGAAAAGAGGCGTGGGATGGTTGAGGTTAAGTTTGCAAATAACGCATTAGGTAAGGAAACCTTAGAGATGGTTAATGACGGAATACTTAGGAATGTATCTGTAGGTTATTCAATCGAAAAAACGCAAGAAGAAAAAAATCGTGATGGCTATTTTAGGGCGGTTGACTGGACCCCCGCGGAGGTATCGGTTGTAAGTATCCCTGCAGATTTCCGGCAATCAGGAATAGGAAGAGCAAAAGAAAATGTACTCAATACGTCTAAACAGCAAGAATCAAGTAATATGACAACAGAACAGCGTGAAAGCGCCGTTGCGTCTCCTGACGCGCCACAAAGTAAACCTTCAGAAACAAAAACTGAAATGACTGACACACCCGATTTGACCGTGGTGCGTGATGAAGCTTCTAAAAAAGCGGCTTCAGATGAGCGCAACCGCATTAGAGAAATTTCTGTGTTATGCGAAAGGCATCAACTAGGTAATGAGTTGAAAGAGACTCTTATTAGTGATGGTACTTCTATAGGCGAAACAAGAAAGATCGCATTAGACAAGCTTCAAGCAAAGCCAGTTGAAACAGTCGAGCAAATCGATTCAACTGAAACTAATGACATCGGTTATAGAGGCATTGAAGATTCAATGTCATATCTTTTGTATGGTAAGGATCATTCAAGAGGAGCCGGCGCAGCATCTGAAGTTAGTGAGGAAGTATTAAAGAGAGGCGGTGTTCAAAGAACATCTGAAAGATCTGTCTTTATTCCTTATGGCGCATTAGCACCTAAAAACTTAAGAGCTACATATAACACTGGAGCCAGTGGAACAGGAGGAGCGCTAGTTGGAACTGACTATTTACCAGAGCGTTTTATAGAAACATTGCAGGCAACTAGCTCTGTAATGGCTATGGGCGTTACTGTTTTGCCGGGCCTAGTCGGTGACGTAAGTATTCCAAAAAGAGATACAGACGCGACTGCTTATTGGCTCACGAATCAGACAACCGCAATTACTCAGAGTGAGAGCACATTCTCAAATGTGTCATTAACTCCTAAGCGTGTAGCGGCTTATTCCAAGTGGTCAATGCAAACTGAACAGCAAGCATTACCAGCAATTGAAGAGCTTTCTAGACGTAACTTGATCACTAAAATTGATCAGGCTAGGGATCTCGCAATTCTCAACGGATCGGGTTCAGGCGGCCAGCCCGAAGGCGTTTTGAATACCACTGGAATCGGAAATATTGCTCTAGGAACTAATGGAGGTTCGGTCAGTTTAAATAACTTGATCGATCTAGAAGGTGCTTTATCTGAAGACAACGCTTTAACTGGGTCTCTTGGTTACATTGCTCACAGCAAGATTATTAACCAACTCAAAAAGGCTCGCGCAGGTGGTTCAACAACTACTGACGGCGCTTACCTATGGAATAGCAACCTACAGGACATCAGTAGAGGCAGCACACCGGGTTCAATAAATGGGTACTCAATAAGAGAAAACAACCTATTGCCAACAAACCTAACTAAGGGTTCTGCATCAACTTGTACTCCTATTATCTTCGGTAATTTCTCCGACATTTATGTGGGTATGTGGGGCGCAGGTATAGAGGTTTCTATTAGTGAGACTGAAGACGACTTCATCAAGCTATTAACTTCAATCCGCGCAGTCACAACGATGGATGTAGCGGTAGCTCATGCTCAAAGCTTCGCAGCGATTAAAGACGCACTTAGCTAACTAAATCGGGGGGTCGGAAACGGCCCCTTTTTTTCTTATGAAAATTAAAACATTAAAAAACACAAGCGCTAGCGGTCAATCCTTAGAAGTTGGCAAAATTTACGACGTAAGTGATCAAGATGCATCAATATTAATTCGCATGGGGAAAGCAGAGGAATCAATTGAAGCACCTGCGTGTCCTCCAACTCCACCCAAAACTAAAAAGGTAAAAGCCAGTGTCGATAGCGAGTGATTCACTAGACGCAATTTTCAACGTTGATGAGACTTCATTGGTTAAGTCTGGAAGTATTGTCGGGCGTGGTTATTTAGATCAACCGACTTCAGTTTTGGCAGGTGGTGAAGTTTTATCAGTTGATTATGTTTTACATGTTAAAAATTCTGATTTTAGTTCTTTAAAATTTGGCGATACATTAACGGTGCAAGATTCAAATAGAAAGGATGTTAGTTATACGGTGCGAACAAATGAAGCTGATATTGATGGCCTAACCCGTCAAATTTCATTATCTAAGGTCTAATGACAACGAGACGAGAAAGCATATTAGACGCTGTTAAGGCTGCTTTGGCTGGTACAACTTCAGTCGGTACACGAATTTATCGGTCAAGAGTAACCGCGTTAACACGGGCAGAAAGTCCAGCATTATTAATTTCATGGAGCGCAGACAACGCAAGTCAAACAACATCCTTAGCTACTCTCGATTGGACATTAGAACTACAAATTGCGGTGATCGTTCGAGGCGATACGCCTGATGAGGTTGCTGATCCCATAGTGGAAAGCCTTCATAATAAAATTATGACTTCAACGTTAGGCGGTTATACGATGGACGTGATACCAACAGGAACTACGAACGAAAATGTTGATGCTGATCAACCTGCGGGAGTTATAACTTGTTCTTACCAGATTAAATATCGAACCTTAAATAATGATTTAGCAAGTGTCTAGGCTTAAATAGCAAGTTTCGTTTAATATGTAGACATATTGTAAATTTGATTTGGTTAGATGGCTGTTCTAAAGACTAAAAAGACGCTGTTAGCAGCCAAAAAAGAAAGCTCTTATGCGTCAGCGGCAACATTAGCGGGAACTGATGCAGTATTAGCAACTGAAGTTTCTATTGAACCCGTTGCTGCAACAGTTTTAGATAGGAATACGATTGATGGAAAATTTGGTTCTAGACCTTTTATTCAGACAAATACACACGTAAGTCTAACTGCAACAATCGAAGCAACGCCATCAGGAACAGCCGGAACGAGTCCAGACTATAAAGATCTTTTACTTGGATGTGGCTTAATAGAAACATCGACGGCAAGTCAAAACGTATTCTCTCCAGAGACGAATTTAGAAACGTCAGATAGCTTGACAATTGGGGTTTATATAGATGGCTCACTTCACAAATTGACAGGGGCAAGAGGAAGTTTTACCTATCAAATCGAGGCAGCCGATACACCTAAATTTGTATTTAATTTTCTAGGTTTATATAACGCCCCAACAGCAACAGCAATATTAACTCCGACCTATGCTCAATTAGCCCCAGTCGTTGCCAACAGTACTAATACAACTGCTTTCCAACTTCATTCTTATGCGGGTTCAATGCAGTCATTTACCTTTGATCAAAATAACAATCTTTATTATTCAGAATTAGTCGGAAGTTCTAAAACTGTAAGGATTACTGACCGCGCAAGTTCTGGAAATGTTTCTATAGAATCGATTGGATTAGGGACAAAAAATTATTATTCAATCGTTAATTCAACAGCTACAGGAAACTTGACCCACCAACATGGTCAATCAGCAGGTAATAAGATCACATTTACAGCAGGCCAAACACAGTTAGAAACAATTGCACAAGCTGAAAACGAAGGTTATCAAATGTTGGATATTGGTTATAGGGCTTTGCCTAACAGTGGAAACGATGACTTTGAATTGAAGTTCCATTAAAGATTGCTTTAGTTGTTAATTGGGTCTACCCTGATATTTAGACGTATTAAATTTAAGTGCCTTTAGTTCTTGGTAAATCTGATACCTATTCATGGAAGATTGAATTAAAAATCCCTATTGATAACGGCAAATATGAAAAGCAAAGTTTTTATTGTGTCTTTAAAAGAATAGAACAATCAAAGATCGAACAATATCAAAAGAAATTAATGAATACAAAGATGGAAGTTATGTTCGAGGCCGCCCGTAAATTTGCGAAAGAAGTTGTTGTTGGTTGGAAAGATATTTTAGATCCAAATGACGAACAAATACCTTTTACTGATGAGGCTTTTGATCAATTACTTGAAAAGCCATTAGTAGGAATAGAAATCGCAAAAACTTATATCGATTCAGTAACAGGAGAGAAAACAAAAAACTAACAGGGGCGGTTGATTATATTTTTAAAAATAACAAAGAGAAAGAAGGGGATTTAGAGGCAGCGGCAAAAGCTTTCGGCGTGATATTGCCAAAGAAGACGGAAGATGATTTTTACTTATGGCCTGAACATTTAAATGCGTTTGATTTATTTATGCGATGTCAAACACAATGGCGAATTAGTGCATTAGGTCAAGTAACAGGTTTTTACTACGACTCAGTATTAGCCATAGCGAAACTATACGAGTATGATGATCTCAAGTCGGTTATAGAAGATCTGCAAATTATGGAGATCAAAGCGATTGAAATTTTGAATAAGGATAAGAAATAATGGCGGCTAAGTTTGACATGATAATTGCCGCGAAAACGACGGGGCAGGCTGCAATAAAAAGAATGGGTAACTCCATGCAGGGGTTACAGGGAAGATTGAAAAATGTACGAATGGCAGCGTTAAGCGTCAACACGGCGTTTAAGGCAATGGCCTTGATATTAACGGCGGGGGCATTTAGTCGAGTTGTTACAGGTGCAATCAATCAGGCTGACGCATTCGGGAAACTAAGCAGGCAAACAGGAATTGCAGCCGATAGTTTGCAGGCATACGTCAACGCTGGAAAATTAGCGGGGGTTGAACAATCAACAATCGAAAAGGGTTTAAGGCGTTTAGCTCAATCACAAAGAGAAGCGGATCAAGGAATTAAAACGTATTCAGAAAGCTATGAAGCATTGGGAATAAGCGTTAGGGATTCAGACGGAAATTTAAAAAGTTCTGAGGTTCTCTTAGGTGATATTGCTGAACGTTTTTCAGATATGCCAAATGGGGCAACGAAGGCGGCGTTGGCGATGGAAATATTTGGTCGATCAGGGGCGCAATTAATCCCTTTATTAAATGCAGGTCGAGAAGAATTAGAAAAGTGGAACTATGAAACGAGCGAAGGTTTTGCGGCAAATGCGGAATATTTCAACGATCAATTGACAATGTTAAGTTTTGGATTTGATGGGTTTAGGAAACAATTAGCAGACGCATTATTACCAGCCTTAAATTCAGTATTAGAAGTTTTTAGAAAGCTTTTTGAAAGTGGTAATGATTGGGAAGGTTTTTTTAAGGTCGTTGGTTTTGGCTTTAGGTCTATTGCCTTTGCAGTGATGTCAACAATTGTTGCAGTAGAAGAATTAATTCATTTGATCGGAGCGATTGGCAAAAGAGCACAAAAGATGTTCGGAATGGATACTGAAGGAATGAATGAATCAGCAGAAAAATATAGAGAAGGCGTTTTAGAAAGATTCAAAAGAAATCAAGAAGCCTTTAAAGCTATTACAACAGGACAATCAGAGGCGGGTGATGCTTATGGTTTTAATAAAGGGACAAAAGACGCGAATTTATTAGAGACGCAATTAGCGAAAACTTTTGGCGCTCAAATGAAATTAAAAATAACAAACTTTAGAGATTCAATTAAAACTGTCGGTGAAGCGATGTCAGATGTAGTTATTAAAGGAGTGAAAGGGATGGAAGATGCATTAGTTGATTTTGTAATGACTGGACAATTGGAATTTAGAAAATTAGCAAATAGCATTATTAGAGATATGATTCGCATCGCAATACAACAGACAATTACAGCACCTTTTAGTAATTGGTTTGGAAGTTTATTTAGCGGTGGTAATACCACCCCAGTCCCAAGACCTCCACAGATGGCTAGAGCAATGGGCGGCCCAGTTAGTGCTGGTAGAAGTTATTTAGTAGGTGAGCGTGGTCCTGAATTATTACGTCTTGGTAGCAAGGGCGGGCATGTAACCCCAAACAATCAATTAGGTAATACTTCTGTTGTTGTTAACGTAGATGCAAAAGGACAATCACAAGTACAAGGAGATCAAGGACAGGCGGCGGCTTTAGGTCGTGCAATATCAGCAGCAGTTAAACAAGAATTAGTAAAACAAAAACGACCTGGGGGCGTACTTAGCGCTGCTTAATTATGGCTACTTTTCCTACCTCACCCGCTGCAAGTTACGGGATTTCTAAAACATCAAGACCCAACCTTAAACGGGTTAAATTCGCTGATGGTTATGAAGCCAGAATTAGTTTTGGGATGAATCAAAACGCTAAGACATGGAACCCTACTTGGGAAAACATAACTGAAGCGGAGTCAGACACAATTGAAACGTTCCTTGATGCAAGAGCTTCAGACGCAGATTGCTTTACTTGGACCCCACCAAACGAATCAAGTTCTGGTGAATATATTTGCCTTGATTGGACTAAACAAATCAATATCGCAGGTTACGCAACTATTACAGCGACATTTGAAGAGGTATTTGAACCCTAATGGCTGTTCCTGTTAGTGAGCTACAAAATGCGAATCCAAGTTCAATTATTGAGCTTTTTATTCTTGAATTAAGTTCGACCATTCACGGGGCTAGTACTGTTTATCGTTTTCATGCTGGTACAAATCAAAATGCAAATGGGAATATTATTTTTGACGGTCAGACTTATACGGCTCTTCCTGTTGAAGCTGATGGTTTTGATTACGGAAAGCAATTGCCAAGACCAACTCTTAGGGTTAGCAACATTTTAGGAACATTCACGACGATTCTTTTAACTCTATCAATGGGGTTAGAGGGTGCAAAAGTAACAAGAAGAAGAACACTTTTAAGGTATTTAGATGCTGCTAATTTTCCTAGTAGCAATAGTCCTTACACCCCTGATACGTCTGCTTTATTTCCAGATGAGATTTATGTGATTGATCGTAAGTCATCAGAAACAAGAGAGATTGTTGAATTTGAACTAGCTGCAAAAATAGATGTGATGGGTGTTCGTTTACCTAAAAGACAAGTATTGCCTGACGAGTTCCCTGGTATTGGGTCGTTTTATTCATGACTTGGAAAGATAAAGCTTTAAATCATGCAAAGGGTGAAGATCCGTTTGAATCTTGTGGTTTATTAGTTGTTGTTAAAGGGAAAGAAACTTATTTTGCTTGTAAAAATATTGCAGAAGATCCAAAAGATATGTTTATTATTGACCCAGAAGATTGGGCAAAGGCAGAAGACACAGGAGAAGTAACAGCGGTTATTCATAGTCATCCAGTAACATCCCCAGAACTATCGATGGCCGATAAAGTTGCTTGTGAAAAAACTAAACTTAAATGGTATGTAGTTCAGCCAAATTTAGAACAATGGGTTGAGTATGAACCTTGCGGGTATAAAGCGCCTTTAATAGGTCGTAAATGGGTATGGGGCGTTAATGATTGTTGGTCCTTGTGCCGTGATTACTACAAAGAACATCTAGGGATTACTTTAAGAGACTGGGATAGACCAACAAGTTCAGAAGCTTTTATTTTAAATCCAATGTTTGAGCGTTCGTTTATTGCAACAGGATTTAGAGAATTAAGACCTGATGAGGAATTAAAAAAGAATGATTTATTATTAATGAGTATGCGTTCCCCTGGTTTAAACCATATCGGTTTATATCTTGGCGATCAGTTGCTATTACATCATTTGCAAAATCGTTTATCTAGTCGCGATTTATTAGATGAATGGCTACTAAAATGCACAGGTAAGAGGATTCGTTATGACTTTGCGTAAGATAAAACTATACGGCGAATTAGCAAAGTTTGTAGGTGAGCGTGTATTAGAAGCGGAAGTATCAAATATGGCTCAGGTAATGAAATTCTTGTGCGTAAATTTTAAAGGAATAGAAAAACACATGTATGACCAGCACTATAAAGTTTCTGCTGGAAGTTGGGAGTTATCAGAAGAAGAGTTGCACTATCCAACTGGGCAGAGTGATATTTCTATTGTTCCTGTAGTCGCTGGTGCAGGTGGAAACGTTGGAAGAATCATTTTAGGCGCTGCATTAATAACATTGGCTTTTACTACGGGTGGTGCATCTTTAGCAGGTTTATCAAGTGGGACGGCTTTTGCTAGTGCGGCGGGTTGGGCTTCTACTGCGGCTTCAGTTGGTGCGTCTTTGGTACTAAGTGGCATTAGCGGATTATTGACACCTGTTCCTTCTGTACCTAATTCGGAACAAGACCCGAGGCGAAGTTTTAGTTTTAGCGGAATACAAAACACAAGTCGTGCGGGCGTTGCTGTTCCTATCGTCTATGGTTCAGAAGTCTTAGTTGGTTCTGTCGTTATTTCGGCGGCAATTGATACACAACAAATTGAGGTAGAAGCATGACAAATTTAGTTATTGGTTCGGGTGGTGGTGGTAAAGGCGGTGGTGGAGGTGGCTCAACTTCCACAGCAAAAGATAACCTTGAATCTAAACAATTTGGTCGTGTTCTTGATCTTCTTTCAGAAGGTGAAATTGGTGGGTTAGTAGACGGTGCAAAATCAATATTTTTAAATGACACACCTCTACAAAATGCAAACGGTACTTTTAACTTTAAAGATGTTTCGTATGCAGAAAGAACAGGAACGTCTTCTCAAACAGTTATACCTCTAACTGAAAATACAGCACAGGTGCAAAATACAGGTTTAGGTACGATTGTTAAAAATACACCAGGAGTTAAACAATTAACTAATTCAAATATTGATGCAGTCAAAGTAACAATATCTGTACCACAATTACAAAAAATTACTGATGATGGTGATATTGAAGGTAGTGAGATCGATTTAGAAATTGCTGTTCAATATTTAGGGGGAAGTTATCAAACTAAAGTATCTGGTGATAATGGAAAAATAAAAGGTAGAACAGGTGATTTGTATCAACGAGAATATGTATTAAAATTAGACGGTGCTTTTCCTGTCAATATTAAAGTTACAAGAATTACAGATGATTCAACAAACCCAAAACTAGTTAATGCGTTTCAATGGAATACTTACACAGAGATTATTTATGATTCAAGAGCTTATCCAAATTCAGCATTAGTTGGTTTAAGACTTGATGCAGAACAGTTTTCAAGTATTCCCAAGAGAACATATTTAGTTAAAGGAATTAAAGTTAAAGTTCCTCATAATGCAACTGTTAGAGCTGACGGAAGTCTTGCTTATTCAGGAACATTTAATGGAACATTAGGGGCAGCGGTAGTAACAAACGATCCAGCTTGGATTTTATTCGATTTGTTAACAACTTACAGATATGGTTTGGGTGTTGATACAACGAATGGAACAGGTTCAACTAATACAGGTTACTTAGCAGAAGCAGACTTAGATAAGTTCTCTTTTTATGCCGCTAGTGTTTACGCTAGTGCTTTAATTAGTAATGGAGCTGGAGGAACTGAACCTCGTTTTGCCTGCAATGTAAATATACAAACAGCTCAAGAGGCTTACACAGTAATTAATCAATTATGTTCCGTATTTAGAGCTCAAGCTTATTGGCAAGCGGGTTCAGTCGCATTAACACAAGATGCCCCACAAGATACAAGTTATTTATTTAGTATTGCAAATGTTTTAGAGCCAGGTTTTAATTATCAAACAAGTAGTCAAAAGAATAGAGCTACTGTTGCTGTTGTTAAATACTTTGATAATGAACTAAGAGATTACAACTATGAAGAAGTAAAAGACAATACTAATATTGCTAGATATGGGTCAATTGTTAGAAACATTGATGCTTTTGCTTGTACGAGTAGATTC